GATAATTTATTGTAAATGGATTCTCCAGTAAAGGAAATGGCAGATACATCTGTTACTAATGATACGAATTTACTCTTAATATCACAAGACAATATATCATTGAAACTTGGGAAGAAGGATAATAAGTTTTTAGCAAATCCAGTAATGAATGATGTGATATTTTTAAGACTGCCTACAACACCTTTTACTGTATTTACATAACCTTGCATCTCATGAACATTCTCCATCAATTTAGATGCATTTGTAAATAAATCTTCAAAGTGAGTATGAGTACTAGAGTCTGTGAATACTGAACTATATTTATCATATACAGGTTTGATCTTATTTACAAACCCAATTGCCTTATCAGCAATAGATCCAATCTTATCCATTGTATTATCAAACGCATCAGTTTGTGAAAAGATCTTAGATTGAGAATGAGAAGATGCAGAATAAGAAGAAGAGTTTATTTTAGATACAGAATTCTTAGTAGCTTCTATTACATCTTGCACATTAATTTCTGTAACAGAATTAAGATAATTATCTAAATATTCTGAGTCATAGAATACTGGAGATATCTTCTTGATATTCTTTTCAAATGATTGGCTCATTTGTGTTAATCTTTCATATTGCTTATTAAACCCAAGAATACCATTTCCAAGAAATTTACTAGTAATAGATTTAAAAGCACTTTGAACTACTGGTACGTTGATAGTAACCTTACCAGGTTTTGCTGGAACTGATGTTGGAAAACCAGATGCCTGTTGCATAACAGTCTGAGTTAATTTGTTTTGATATTCATTTAACTCTTTAGCTTTATTGAGCACATTGTTTTTAAATATATCATTCCAATGATTAAGCTTCTCGGGAACGTTGCCCATCTTCTTAATCATCTTTTTAATCATTACTTTAAATTTCTCTACTATACGATCGATGTACGCTTTTGTTTTGGCAATATTATCATAGCTTAAAATACTATTATCTTTAGATGGGTTGATAATAGCATCAAACTTATTGATTACCTTTGCTACATCATGATTGATCTTATAAGCAGTTTCAGTTACAGATAAATCTATATAATAATGATTTCGCTCTGTATCTATATTCATACCCTGATTAGCAGTATTAGGATCTGTAGTTTCTCTAATATTGAATATGACGTCATTAAAACGTTCATTCTTCATAGGAACACCTTTGCCAGATTTGGATATTAGGTAAGTACAGAATGGCTCATCTATAAAGAACTGATACTTTGTAGGATAAAATACTTCTACTGAATTTAGATAAGATACTAATGAAACAAGAGTATCTGTTGGAGGAATAATGAGTTGTTGCTGAACTCTATTATACTGGAAAGGTTCTATTAAAAGATGCAAATTACTCATATATGAACTTAAGATATTCATCATATGAGTATCCATCATAGTAGTATTTGCTACAGTTTTATTTGCATCAATACACTTCTTGCTCATTAAACCAAGATATGCTTCTCTATACACATCTTGTTTATCTTTACCACCTTCATCTTTTTCTTTGTAATCTAATTCTTTATAATAATTTATATCATTAGATACAAAGATAGAGAACTCATCTTCTATATAAGATTCCACAGTAGGAGTTTCTAACTCTTGATTGATATCATACTTATCTATTTTTAAATACATTGTAGCAATTTTAGCATTAGCAATAATCTTATCAAAAAGATTCTTGTCTAAGTTAACGTGTGCTAGCATTGTAGGCATATTCTTATTTTCATAATCGCTAATACGGATTATATTTTTAAAGTTCTCAGGTCTAATTATAAGACCATCTGATTTCTCTCCAGGAATTAATACTTTACCTGAGACCTTGAAGTTCCATTGTTGCATTATAATCTGACCTCCATTTTATATTATCAGAGTGTCATCATATTTAAACACAAGGAAATGAGAAGAACCGTAATGGTTCTTCTCATATAATTATTATCTATTTTGGAATTCGTTTTTTCTAATAGCTCTAGCTTTATTTAATTTAGCAGAAAGACCTTTTTCTTGGTGAGATGCAAGAGTAGAAAGATGTCTGTTAACACGGTTTGCAGCATCACCTTTCATTTGACCAGGTTTTATCATCAAAGATAGGCCACTGTCAATACCACCTGTAGCTTTATCTTTACCAGCTCTATAACCCATTTTTACAGAGTGTGCTAATTTATTAATAGCTTTTGTAATAGATGCTACTACTTTAGCCAAGAATTGTTTGATCTTAGTCCAAACTTTTGCAAGTTTGCCTTGGCTATCATCTTTCAATTTTTGATTATATTCTCTGATTTTTTTCTCCATTTTTAATTGAAGTTTTTCCAACCAGTTCAAATCATCAACATGTTGAAGAACTTTGTTGATTTGTACTAATTTGCTAGCATCACCATCAGCTTTGATACCAGCTTCGATTTGTTGAAGGATTACTTGACGACCAACAGCTTCGTCATTACCACCTTCATCTAAAGCTTCAATATCAACAAACTCTAATGCAAAGTCTTCTGCAATTAAGTTTAAAATTTCTTTATTTTCTGTAAGAATAAATAATGCCATTTGTTAATAACACCTTTCTATTTTAATAATTCAAATATTATAAATGATCGCTTGGTGGTAGAGGAGGTGGTTGTGTTAAACCTGCTTCAGGATTTTCTCCTGCTCTTCTACCTGGAGAAGTAGCTTCGTCTGGAGCTTGGCTACCGTTTTTCTTTTTACCAGGTTTGCCAGAAGTTGTAGAACCAGTAGTTTCTGGGTTGCCAGGAGTAGCTTCATGAGTAGCTTCACCAGTTTCTGTACGCTCTATAGTGCTAGGAGATGTAGTGTGTTCATCAGAACCTGCTGGAGTTACACCAGTAACGTCAGATCCAGATTTAGGATTTGCACCAGATTTATCGGAAGTGTCTTCTTCGATTCCACCTTCTTCATTATAACGGAAGGAAGAGGAAGAAGGTTTATTACCAAAGCGAGGAAGTTGACGGTATACAATACCTTTATCTAAAGCAGATTCCTTTGCCTTTTCTTCTTCAGATTTAGCAGCTTCAGCTTCTTTAGCTTTTTCTTCTTCTTCTAAATCTTTGAAGTGTTTTTTGAAGCGAGCAGATGCTTTTTCTTCAACAATTTCTTCTTCAGTTTTAGGTTCTGTTTCAACTTCTTCTTGAGCATCTAATTCAGCAATGTGTTTTTTGAGTTTTTCAGAAATAATTTCGATACGTTCTGTTTCTTCATTATGTTTAAGAGTTTCGATAATGGATTCGATATCTGTAACCAAAATATCTTCTAATTCTTTAGAATCAACTTGGCGATTACCACCATTATCTTCATTACATTCTTTGAAACCACGTTTTTCGAAATCTGCTTTTTGTTTTTCTGTAAAGATTTCTACGCCAGATTTCAAATCGAAGTTGTTATAAAGAGGAGTATAAGTAACTTTTGGTTCTTTACCTTCCTCAGCAGCTTCTTCTTTGATTTCGAATACTTGACAACCACGGTCGCATAATCTAGCTACCGCAGAAACTTCCATTAATACTTTTTCTGTAGTGCCAGTGACACCAACAAAATTTAAGGTTGCACCGCCTGGAGCGATGATTTTGACAAATTTGCCTTCGCGCATTAAGGTCACCATTCCTTTTCATAATATATTATAAAACAAGTAATCTTAAAGATTATTATAATGTGCAGAGTATAAAAGGGCTATGCGTCATTATCTCCATGATAAGTGAGTTCATCATTCATAGCAACACCTATTTTCTTTTGAATTGCCCTAACTCTACCATTATATTCTCTATTGCGATACCTGTTTATATGCTTTCCTCCATAATTATCTTTAGGACCTATAGAGATTTTATTTCCAAGTTTTTGCATTCTAAAAGCTAACCAATCAATGATCTTAATACAAATTCTCATAATCTTTCTTAAAAGATTAATCCTTCCCATATTCTTTTCTTGATCTAATTCAGCTTCTAATTTCGTATATAGGCTTCTAAAAGCAGCAATTTTTGAAGCTACCCAAGTTTTAGGAGCATGCTCTATTTCTTTTCTTAGTTTGCTTCTAGTAAAATCATCTCTATCTTTTATTATTTGATCGAAAGCCTTTAGACTATCTTTATCAGCACTAAGCCTCTTATAAAAAGCTCTACTAGCAGCTTTTTCTAATCCTTCTCTATCAGATGCACTAATATCTTCTTCCATTAGAAAAACTTCTTGAAGGGCTTCTTTTTCTTCAGCATTTAAAGAAATAGATTCTAATAAATCTTTTTCAGTAATTGCTGATTCAAGTACATATAATCCCATATTATTCCTCTATTTATTAAAAGCTTCTATTTCCATAAATATCTTATGGATCACTCTAGAAGTCTCTTTATAATATTTTATATAAAAGGTCATAGCAGCAAAAATATTAGTATTGATTATGCTAGTATAATGCAAACTATCATTTATGAATCTTTGGTGGGTCTGTCTTAATCTTTTAGATAGCTTTTTATCATCAAGATTCTCTTTAAGGAGTTTGATAAATAAACTATTTACTTTATTTCTAACCTCACCTACATGATCAATACATTCATCATGATAATCTTTAACCTGTTTCAAATCTTTAGAGATTTCTTTATCATATAAATTAGAAAGTTTTATAATTTCAGAAGGTTTTAGATTATCTGTTTTATGAAAATACTTAGAATTTTTTTCAAATAATTTTATGAGTTTTTCTTTATTCTCATAATCTTTGTATTTATTAAAAGTAATAGCCTCAATAGGACCATTTTTTAGCCAATGCTTTTCATCTAGATAAATATCTAAAACAGATTTGAAGCCTTCTTCAAGCATTGGTATATTATATTTAAGCTCTCCAATATTATATCGCTCCATATCAAGTTCTGGGTATTTCTTTATTTTCTTTTCGATATAATATATTTGAGTTTTCTTACTAGTGGTTTTGCTAGCTGCATATACTCTAAAATCTCTAAGTACTTTAGCAGAATTAAAGATCTTACTAATGGCTTCTTTTACACTTAATTCTTGCATCATAGAAGAAGTAAGATCAGAAGCTTTGTTATTAAATTTTGTAATAAGATCTTTTTGCCACTCTATCTTTTCTTTTCTAGAGGAGATAGCAGCATCATAAAATTGATCTTTGAATTCAGTTTCAAAATCCTCTATAGTATAATCGTTGTAAACTTTATCTTTTGATTCAGACAAAGATTGATTAAATATATCCATTATAAACTCCTATTTGTTTATTCTAGAAATTGGAGTAACTTTATCTTCAACAACTTGCATTTTCAATTCTGCAAGCATTGTAAATAATTGGGAGAAGTCATTATCTGTTAAACGAAGATAATTATATTCACCCATATTAGTAATCATCTTTTCTTTAGCTATTTGCTTAGCTCTATATTCAGTCATAGTTCTTGTATTAGGATTTTTACCACCATCCTTAACCTCTATGATTAGATTGTAAGGAAGTAGTAAAAAGTCTGTGATCCAATGTCTGGTTTTACCACCATAGGTATATTCTAATACGGGTCCTGGAGCAATTACTTCAGAAGAATCAAACTCCAGTACCTCATCTAAGAACTTCATAAGATTTAGCTCATACTTGCCTGTATAAGTAAATTCTTTACCATCTGACCATTTATATTTACCACTGATACGTCTATTAGCAAGCATCTTTTCTTGCTGTTTAGGATCATCTAATAGATGAATCTTATTATAGACTTTCATCATACGTTTTTGATAAGTCTTTTTAACAGTCTCATAACATTTTGGATTACCACATAGACGTTCATATTTTTGACGCTTTTCATTCCATTTAGTAGGATTTCCGCATACAGTACAATTTCCATGACCATGTTTATTATTCACAATATCATATACTAATCTATATGCAGTATATCCTTCTGGAATTTCATCATCATGTTTTCGTTCTATATGCTTTACTAAATTATCTCTATGATAAGTTTCACTACAATAGGGACAAGGATATCTTTTCATCTTTTCCTCCTATATTCATAATTCAATTACTAAGTGGTCATTACTTGCAAAAGTAAATGAGGAAAAGAATGAGAATATGAAATAATTGATCGAATCTATTTAGTGTAGCTTCTAATCTTCTATACTTTTCACTACTAATCATCCCATTTAGTCTCTCTATAATCAAAGAGTTCATAGCATAGCATTTTCCAAAATCTATCAATATATGAGATATAAGAATTATTAAGAAAATAACTCTACTAAAATAATCAGCAAATCTTGCTCCTGTTATAATACAAAAACCAACCCAAACAATAAACGCATACAAAACACAATGGCAGGTTAATAGATATAAAGATTTTCTTTTATTCTTTTCTAAATATTCTCCTTGAAGTGGGAAGTCGGCTAAGCAATGTATTGCAAATAGAAATAGCATATCTATAATCATTATGTATCACCATCTCTCTTTTTACTTATTTTCTATTATACTAAGGTCAAGTGAGATTTGTAGAGAGTTTAGAAAAAAAAAATAAAAGGGAGAATTACTCCCCTTTATTTTCTTTGGCTTTTAATTGTTCTTTTAATTTGTTTTCGAAATAAGAGATATCATAATAGACTTCTTCTCTATCAGGAATATTGTCAGAATAATCTATAAAATTTTCTGGCTCATTTTTTAATAAGCCCTTATTATCATTAACCCATCCAACCGTTCCTATTACTACTGCTGGTATCATCCATAAAATACACTCTACTGGCATAAAAATAATATTCATACTAAGATCCTCCTAAAAGTTATAAATATATATTCACTATTATAGTATATAATTGAACTAAAAATTATACCCATACTCATTACGAGTATGGGTAATATTCTATTTATAGCTATTAGGATTTCCATCAGTATCTTGTTTATTCTTCCAGTCTCCAGCCTTTTTAGGTTGAGCTGTGAATCTATCTCCAAGAAAAGTCTTTTGGTATTTTTTCATATTAGGAGCATGATGTGCATCTCCAGAAGTTACTCTTTTTACTTTGCGAACAATGCCCTCAATATTCTTAATAACCCTAGCTTCATCTAATATAAATAAAGCCATATTATTCACCAGCCTTTTCATCAGTATTAGGAGCTGGTTGTTTATTAGGATTTGTATTAGTCTTTTCCTGATTATTATTTTGATTTTGAGAAGGAGCTTGTTTATTCTTATTATAGCTATTTACATGAGCTTGCATATAAGAAAACAAATCTCTATATAACATTCCAGCTGCTGTCATTTTAGCATTTAATGCTTGTTTTAAGATATCACAAATAAGTTTCTTCTTATTATAGATAACTGTTTCACTATCCTCAGGATCCTGTTTAGATTGTTGGTTATTCTGAGAAGTATTTTGTTGGTTAGAGTTATTTTGATTATTATCAGAAGATCTATTATCGAAGGTCATCTTAGGAGTTGCTGTAGATGTCTTATTAACATCATCTTCATTTAATAGATCTTTAAAATATTTTGTATAGAATAATGAATAATCCGTATCTGCATTTAGTGGTGCTGTAGAAGCCATACCTTGCGTATTAGACTGTTTTACAGCATTAGCATTTTTATTAGCTGCTAATTGAGATGGAGATAAATTAGGTTCTTGATTCCCTGTAATAGGATTCCTATTAATATAATTTATAATACCGTTTACATCTGTTTCAAAAGATTTTATTAAAGTATTATAAGTGGTACAGAAGTTATATGCTTTAGGAATTAATTGTTGAATATCTTGAGATTGCATATTAACTTTTTTATCTGCACCATAATAAAAGTCTCTAGCAAATTTAGCAAAGTCGCTTTGTCCATCATATTCATTTACTAGCATTTTCTTAAACCATAGATTATTTTTATAATCCGCAGCTTTCTTAGCATCTCCTTGTAAAGTGTTATTCTTTGTATCTAGAATAGTAACTCTTTTAAGATCTACTCCACTAATATTAGAACTTAATGGTTTTTTTATTCTAGCAAAGGCTGTAGTATATGATGGAGCATTTTGAATATTTGCACCGCTTTTTACTGGATATTTTTGGAAATCCACAAGATAATCTCTATTTTGGATTAGCCATTCATTATTCTTCTTACCTTGATCATTAGCATAATCTTTAAACTTCTTAAGATTAGTTTTAATAGCAGTGATATTATCTATTCGCCATTGATCATTACCAGAATTTTCTGCCTCTTCAAAGTATTCTTGAGAGATGTATCCATTCTCATACATCCAAAGAAGCATATTTCTGTTATCTTGTGCCATCTCTAATATAGCATCAAATTCATATGATTCTGAGATGGCATTAAAAAATTCATCTTTTAGCATAAGTCATCTCTCAATTCTTTAATATAATCGATCAGTAATTGCTCTGGATTATCAGTTTTCTTATTCTTATATTTCTCCATTTTAGCGACTACTTTTTTCATCTCTTCTTTTGTGAGTTGATAAAGTTTTGCTGGAGGGCGTTTTATAGGAATTCGAACAACATCATCATTTTCATCGAAGCTAAACAATTCAACTTCATTAATGAATAGATTACCGCTCTTACCAAAATTCAATCCTATCAAAGTAAGAGCCCCTTCTATTTCTACTGGTACATACATAAAGCTTCTACCAAGTCCAATATGGTTAGTATTCAATACATAGAATATTGGGATTATCATAGCCTTACCGCCAGGAAATTTAAACATAGTTGAGACAAAGGTATTGATTACACCAGCAGCTAATGCATCTTTAACTTGTTTAGCAATAGTTTTTAAATCCTTTTTATTATAGAATGCTTTCATCTTTTTAGATAATGGAGTTTTAATATAATCATCATAACTCATTCTTCTATAATCTGGATTCTTCTTATACACATTAGAGATTTCTTTTGATAAGTATTCATAGAATTTTCTATTAGATTTATAGGATTCTAATTTAATATCAAAGTCGTTATTTACTCTATCTTCTACGAAGATTTTAACTGCTTGTCCTATAATAGTAGACAAAGCAATGTCTGTAATTATTTTAATATAAATATCTAATTTAGAAGGAGGTTGTGCTTCTTCTAATATTAGAGAATAAGATTTAAAGTATCCCATTTATAAATACCTCATTACATTTAATGATTAGATTACTAAAGTGTCATAGGTATTTGAAACACAAAAAAGACCTAGGAGCATTAAGCCCCTAGGTCAATTTAAATTATCTAAATAATTATATCTCTATATTATCTTCGATTCTTATTTTTTAGCAGCTGCAGCTTCAGCGTCTTTTTTAGCTTTAGCATCAGCCATTTCTTGACCAACGCGGTCACGACGTTCAACGCTAGTCATTTTTTCTGTCAAGTAAGCAATAGCTTTAGCAACCATAGCTACTAATTTTTTGTACCAAGGAGCTTTTTCGCCATCTTGTTCCATTTTTTGTTTAAGTTGGTTGGATTTCACATTAAGAGCAGCAATTTTATCAGCAATCCATTCTTTAGGTTTGTTGATGCAATTTTGTTTAATGGATTCTAACCATTTGCGCAATTTGCCTTCTTCAGCACCTTCTGCAGATGGAGCATCATTTTTAACGTCTTGTTCAGTTTTTTCTGCTTCGCCTTCTTCAACAATCATGTTCAAGTAAGCAACATCGCCAGTGTTTTCGAATGCTTCAAGCATTAAATCAACGAAAACATAAGCGTCGGATTGTTCGCTGATAGGACGAACTACTACATTATGGCATTCATCAATAATAGCTGGGTCCATAATGATGCGAGCTTCATCAACTGCTACAGCAACGGAATCCATATCGATTTCGTTAGCTTCTGCAATAGCTTCTACAGCTTCGAAATAGTCCAAGCCGTTTTCTTCTGCCAAACGTTCAACGTCGGAGAAGTTAACAACTGCAGCGCCGATACGAGTATTTTCTACTACTGGAACCGCAATAGGGTTAAGAGCGGATTCAGCTTCGCTCAAGTATACTGCTTCGTCAAGGATACCTTGGAAGCCAGTAGTTTCTACAGAACGATTCAACTGAGATTCTGTAATTAACATAGGTAAATACCTCCATTATGATCATAATGATAAAGTTTTAGAATAATTTATAAATTATTTTCATTGCTTAGAGATATAAAATCCGATGAAAAATCTATATCTCCAAAGATTTATTATAATGTAATTATTATAACTTTCAAAATTAGTTATTATTATTTTAATTTAGCTCTTACAAACCCAATAGCTTGTTGAGTTTTATTCATTAATGCTTTTACAGTAGAAGTATCCATGTTTGTAGGAGAATCTCCATTGGCTTTATTTCTTAAAGAATAGTAAAGATTTCTCATAGAAGCCATTTTCTTACCAAGGTATTCTTTATCATTGATATTAGAAGATACTTCTTGTGGAACCCTTTTGAGTTTTTGAAGAATCTTATTTTGTGGATTGATATCTGTTTGTTCTTTCAATGTTTCGAAGTCATCATTAAGATAAGCATCTAATAACTCATCAGAACCAATATCATCACCGCGTTGCATAAGATCATGAATCTTATCAAAAGTAGTTTCTGTTAATTCATATACTGGATCATTTTTAGAGATAGGATTTAAGAAAATTTGGAATCCTGCTTCTGCAAAATGTTTTGCAGTATCAAGCATTTCTTGATCTGCATATGCATTAACTTCATCTAAAGATAAAGAAATAGTAGATGGATTAACATCGCTAGCTTCACAAACATTAATGATTGCTTGTGTGCCATTCGTAATGCCATTAGAAGTTGCATATTCTACTAAGTCTTCAACTCTGATGATATTGCAATTCTTTTCTTTACTTTCTCTAATAATAACTAATTCTGGAAAATACTCTGTGTTTTCATGAATTAGCATTTTAGAACTACCAACAATGGAAGTTGCTTCATCTAAAATACCATTATCATGGTTAGAAAAAATCATATTTATATCCTCCAATTAGAAAACAGCTGCCTAGAGAGCTATTCTCTAGGCAGATTTTTTATTAAATATTATATTAGTTTTTAGAGAAGAATTTAGCGCGGTTACGAGCAGCTTTATTATCAGCTACAGCATTAGCACGATCAATTTTTTTAGCAAAATCAGCAGAATTTACTTTATCAGCAACTGCTTTGTGAATTTGATGTTTTGTATCAGTAGGAATTTTACCGAATTTTTTTAATCGATTGCGAAGTAAAGATTTGGTAGCTTGAACAGTTTCTTTAGCTGTATAACCTTCACTAACACCGTTAACACCATTATCTTCAGTATCGTCATGAGCTACACCACCAGCAGTTTTTGCTGCCAATGCTGCAGGAATATTAACTTTGCTAGTTTCTTTTTCATCACCAGCACCAACGAATTCTTTTTCTTCTTCTTCATCATATTCGTCAGCTAAATATAAACCTTTTTTAGCATCATTATCTAAACCAATATTACCTTTTGCTTGATCTTCAGATGCTTCTTCATTAATACGGAACAATGCCATAGTATTTTACCTCCAAGTAAAATCAGTAATTGAATTACATTAAATCTTTATCATATTTACCAGACGCAATGTCTCTTAAATATTGAAGATGTTTTTGATGAGGATCTACAGATTCTTGGAATTCTTCTAGATCACTATCAGAATCATCGTTTTCAACATCACCAAAGCCCATCATGCTATCTAATTCATCACCAAGTTCTTCAGATTCGATATCATCAGCAATGAATTTTTTATCGGCTTTGGAAACCTTTTTAGCTTCAACTGGTTTTTCATGGATAACTTGATCTGTAGGTTCTACTTTAAGTTGAACGTCTTCTTGTTCAGCAGCTTCTGCCAAACCAACATTGTAGTTCTTCTTAATAAGTTGAATACCGTATTTACCAGTGAATGTATCCATCATTTGTTTAGTATTAGCAAATTTGCGATAAGTCATTACATTTGCTTGATCGCCCCATAAGCCTTTACCCAAACCAGCATCATGCCATTTATTCAAGTTATCATCAGTACCAATACCAAGAGTGCTCATTTCATCAAGAATAGAAGCTTCATCGATAATCAATGCAGTATTATGATATTGACCTTTAAGACCATTGCATTCTAAGATAGAACCAATAGCTTCAGTTACAGAAGAAAGACCATTTGTAATCATATAACGAGAAAGGTCTTCCATTTCAATTAAGTATTTACCAAATCTTTTAGATTCGCGAACTGGAACCATTTCAGCAGTGAATTTGCATTCACTAACTGGAATGGTAGCTAAGCCATCTAATAAAGATTTAACTTCTTCAACTACAGATACTTTTGTAGTTTGAGGAATTTTGGTACCATTATCAGCAATAGCCATTTCAGAAAGAGTCTGAATAGCAGAGTTAAACATGGCCATGTTCTCCTTCCATATTTAAAAATTAGGATCCTTGTTTAGCTGCTACTAATTTATTTTTAATAGTAGTAGCAGTGTCTTTAGCTTTTTGCAAAGTATTGTTTGCAGTTTGTTTTAAAGACTCTGGAGCTTTAGAAGCTTTGTCAGAGAAGTTTCTTACAGCTTGTTTAGCAGCAGAGTATTTATTAGCTAAAGTCTTTACGCTATCTCCTGCAGTAGTAGCGGCAGATTTAACTGTGTTTGCACCGTTTTGAATATGATTTTTAATTCTAATCATATTTTTCCCGGCTTTATTACCAACTCCAGTTACAGCATATTTAAGTGTGTTAAGATTATCTTTAACTGTTCCTTCACAATATGCTTGGAGATGATAAGAATCTTTGAAGCTTTCTGCTTCAAAGTCTTTGTTAAAAGCTTCCATTAATTGTTGATAATAAATAGAGTTTTCGGAAACTGGAGTAATGTATACCTTATATCCAGCTTCTTTAATAGATTGAGTAATCTCTACTAATTCATCATCTTCATAAAGAGAAGCTTCATTTACAACGAAACCAATAGTGGAATCGTTGCTAATCATACTAGCTTCACATACAGCCCCAATAGCTTTATGACCATTTGTAATACCATTAGAAGTGCCGTATTTCACGAACTCTTCTAATTGAATAAGATTACGATTTAAACGGTCGATATGTCTAATAGGAACCATGTTTGCAGTATAGATCATTTCAGATTCGCTCAAAGAATCAAGAGATTCAATAAAGTCGAAATCATTAGACCCATAAAGGTCAGATTCTTTTAGAAGCATATAATAATTCTCCTTTAATGACCACTATAATATATTAGAATAATCATTAATAAATAGTCATTAAAAGGCTTTTCTATCTTTAGTCAAAAGTTGTTCTTTGGATAGCATTATTGTACTGATTATTAGCATGCTTCCATTCATTTGTAGCTTGATCTAATTCTTTATTTTTAGAAAATACCTTTGTAGCAGCTTGTTTAGCTTTGAAGTAACCACTAGAGATTTTATCTTTTAACCAAGTAATAGCACGTTTTAAATTTAAGATAACTGTAGCAAACCAACCTTTTTTAGAAGCAACTGCATCTTGCTGTTCTTTAATCTTTTGATTCAATTGATTAGTAAGAGCTTTAATCTTAGCAGTAGCTTGTTCCAAACTTGCAACACTATTTAATTCTGGCATTGGAACGTTAACTGCTTCAGCAATAGCTTGTTCAGAAATTCTGTTAGCTTTTTCTTCATCAATAGATCTTAATTCTTTAGCAACTTCAAATTCTTCCTCAAGAGTGTAATCCTCTCCTAAAAGAACTAGTCTTGCAAGGCCTTGCTCCAACATATCATTCTCAATCATATATTGGAGTTCTTCATTAAACTTATTGAAAACATTTTTAGCATTGTTTTCTTCTGTAAATAATAATCCCATTAGTATCCTCCTAATCTTCTTTCTTAGCAATCATATATTGATTTTCAGTAGCACCATTATCAATCTCATCAATTCTAGTTTGAAGTTTATTAATAACCTCTTCTGTACTAGGGAAATCATAAGATCCTGTTGGATCTATATGAACCATATGCATATCAAGAACTTGTGTTTCTTTATTATAATCATAGGTTCTAGAAATGGCTTCAGAATATTCTAGAGTAGCTTTTAGTTGTGGATCCATATACTTCCCATAAATCTGTACAAAGGTTTTATAATCCCCATATACATAATTCGTTGGAATGAATAGATAACCATTGTGAACTAACTCATGAACAGTTTCTGATAATGGTATTAATCCAACGTTTAATCTATAATGATTAAACATGACTTCTTTAGCTACAGCATTCTCTGAAATATTTTCTTGACAAGCAACTCTCTTAGCATAAATAGTAGTTACTAAATCGAATAGAGTTAATGGAGAATGATGTATATGAATCTTAATAGAATAAGTATCGATATTGTTTACGTTCTTATAGAAAGAACAACTAGTCATATCAACACAGTTTCTTAAGTATTCTATATATTTTTTATAAGATCTAGAAGATCGGCAAATACGCTCAATATTTTTGAAATACTTCATTAGATCTTTTTCATTAGTAAAATCATAATCTGCTATATCAAAAGAAGGAAGATGGTCTAAGACTATCGTCTTCTTAGCATTAGGTAATTCGAGCTCATTATAACCTCGCATTTTATTATATCACCTCCTGATATTATCACAATGTCTAGGGATACCGCCTTATTTGGTACAAAGATAAAATGATAAAGAATGACACTTATATAAGTCATATTTTTATTTATTATTTTTAACTTTGCAAAGGATAAAAAATATGGGATTATATACGATTCGAGATTTTCAAGAAGGAGGAATATTAAGCGAAGCTTATGTTCCTAAATCTAAATATCTCAAAAAAGCTGAGGAGCTTTTAGATAAACTCAGACAACCATATCTTATTAAAGATACAAGTGGTATTACTGGATTAGGAAAAATAAATGCATCCAGATTTAATTCTGCAGTAGAAAATCTTCAAGGAAATAGAGAATGGGTAGAATTCGAAAAATGCTTAGAAAAGCAATTCGGTTTCCAAACATTTACTGTTAATATTTTTAGAAGTAGTATCCCTAATGCATTTACACTTCCAGTATCTATAGACATCACTCATCTTGCAGATTTTAGTGATGTATTAGACACTAATGGATTAAAATATAGAGAGTCTGCGAATATTAATGGTATTTCATTCATATCTGACGGTTTATTATTTAACGGGAAATTATCATCTGGTCAAATTTTAGCCGTGATACTACATGAGATAGGTCATAATTTTACTCAAATGGCTATAGAGCTCATTGCTAAAGTCAATGCTGGTAAAGTTTTGCTTGGAGGTACTATTGGTATTTTGTCTTTATTCTTAAAATTAGATGGATTATTAGGAACTAATCTAAGCCTACCTCAAAAATTAGGTATGATAGCTGGATTATTTGCTAATGATTCTGCAAAGAATAAAATTAATACGGTTAGAAGATCTGATAGTGCTCTAAACCAAGGATTAGATATTTTTTCTTCTATGATGAGCTTAAATACAGATGTAGCTATGCTTCTCAATGATCTATTAAGGATAAAAGGAACTTTAATTGGGGTATTTAGAAATCAAATTATATCTCATTTTAAAGAAAAAGCGTTAACTCAAATGACTAATTTAAAAGGTAATTATAAGAGTGCAATTGTTGCTCAAATTGCTAATTACCCAGCATTCATGGATGAGTCTTTTGCTGATAAGTTTGTTGCCATGAATGGATATGGCGTTGAATTTGCAACTGGTATGAAAGTATTTGAAGCAGAAGCTCATTCATTTGGTATTCGTGGAACAATTGATAAAGTTCCTGTAATTGGACAAATTTTTGCATTAGATTATATTATGAGTTCTACTTTTAATACTATTATGACTGGTGAGCCTCATCCAGCATTAGCTTCTAGACTTAATACACAAATCGATATTCTAGAAGAGGAATTAAAACGTCCTGGAATTTCCAATAGAACTAGAGAATTGATTAAAAAAGATATCAAAGATATTAGGGAAAAGACTAATGCTTTAGATAAATTGATGAAGAAAGATATTAACTTTAAATCTTCTCAATATAAGTATTATATCTTATCTTTCAATGAATTGATTACAAAAATCCAACCTAAAGGCGATATTAGAGAATTATTCATGAGTAAAGTAAAAGATAATAAATCTATTATGGATACTCTAGAAAAGAATGCTAAAAAAGCAGAAGAGTTGGCTAATAAATTAAATAAAAAATTTAGATAGAAAGGTTGTATTTAATAATGGCATTATTTGTACTTGAAAATACGTCAGCCGATCAAAATCTTAATTGGTTATTGTCAGAAGGATACACTATTGATGGTGTAGAAGTTCTTGATGATGATGAAGAAGGATATACAGGAAATAGACATTCTGATGATGATGATATTGATAAAGCAAAATATGAAAGAATGTCTAGAGAAGAAAAGGCTAAAATTGATCAAGAGACTGCCGATGAATTAGGTGAGATCGAGGATCGATTGGAGACTGCCAAACGTGATTTTAAAACTAAATTTAGTAATAGACCAACATCTTGGTTCGAATCTAAACTAATCGGTTTTAAAAAGATGCTTATTAAATTTAGAGCTAAACACAAAGCTACTAAAGGTAATAAAAGCAAAACTATACTTCAAAAGATTATCTATGTGATTACTAATATTATTAAATTTATTACAGATAAATTAATAAAATTAGCAAGACACACCCCTATGGGTAGAGATAGCCGTAGATATGATAATGATAAAAAGAGTGCTAGACGTAGTTTAATGTTTGACAAAAGACGTGCTAAAGAAGATATAGAAGATGCATATGCGTCTAATATGAGAAGAAAAGAACATGTCAATTTTAGAACTAGAATGGCTGCTGTTACAGATCATACCAATAAAATGGCTGAAAGAATAAATAAGCAGAATAAAGAATTTGAAGATCAGCTAAAAAGAGAAAAACAAGCTTCTAGAGATATTTTAAATAAATATCGGGGTAAGGAACAAAAAGAGTGGGATGAACAGATTCGCAAAAGACAAGAAAAAACAAGTCGCGATCTAGATGAATTGTTAAATAATTAATGGAAGGGAAATATAAATGGCACTATATAGATTACAAGAATCATATTCTGTTGAATCTTGTGAAGCTTTATTAGAATCCTTTGAAGCGTTTGTTTTAACAGAAGCTTCTAGAAAAGGTGAAAAAGTATTAACAAGAGAACTAGACTCTCAACAACAGCAATTTGAAGAATATTCTAAAAAGATTGAATCTCAAGAGGCTGAGCTTAAAAAGGTTATGGAAGAAAAACCTAAATCTTGGTTAGAACGTAAATTAGAATCCTTTAAGGGTGCTATTGAACGTTTTGAAGAAAAATACAAACTCACTCAAGATAATAAATCTAAAACTATTATCAAAAAGATCCTATCTGTATTGACACGTATTGTTAAATGGATTAATGAGAGATTATTAAACTTTACAAAATACGTTGGTGACAAATTATTCGGAAGACAAGACAAAATTGATGCACATAATGCAAAGGTTAATTCCCTAACTTCTGATATCAAATCTACAAAAAATGAACGAAGAAATTTAGATAAAGCTATTGCTAAAACTAAAGATCGTTTAGCTAATACTAATAAAGGTAAATCTAATAATTACAATATGAGTATTGATAATTTTGCTAAAAAAGATGGAGCTTTTGATAAAGAAAAATTCCACAATACTTTCCAAAAAGCTATGTCTGACAAAAAAGGTAAATTGGTTTTTAATTAATTAAGAATATGAGGTTTTAAACAATGGCTTTATTTAGACTTAATGAAGAAAAAATAAATGAAAGTATTGAAACAGGTGCATATAATATTGCATCTTCTGCAATTTTTGGTCATCATGTACTAAACCAAAAAAGATGGGGTTGGGTTATACAAGCTCCTCTTAATCCAATAGGTGCTCTTATTCACGGCTTTGCTTCTATGTTTGGTATTAGAGATAAATTAGACCAAGCATATTTCAAACATTATTACAGAATCGACTCTAAAGTTGAATCTCAACTTAAACCTCTAATTAAAGAAATTGGTGATGTTGCATTATTTAACAGCAAAGAAAAATATCATGTTAAAGGTAAAACTGGTGGGATACATGGTTCTACTAAATTTGATATGGAAGAAGAAAATGTTGAAGATAGAAATGCTATGAATATGAAACGCAAAGCCAACGAAATCAACCCTGGCACTGCGACTGCATATCATATCGTTCGTTTCGGTGATAAATATGCTATTGTATTCTTCGTATTCGATAGTAATAGAATCAAAGAAGCAAAAGTTGCTACAGCTAAGAATGAAAAATCTAGATCTTATAGCTGCGTAACTATTCCTGGTTTTAATAAAATTAAACCTTCTGATTATACTAAATAAATAAAAAAATAAGAGGAATACCATAATGGTATTCCTCTATCATTATATAATTTATTTAGTTAAGAATGAATAGATTAATATTGTTATTGTAGTAATAGCAAGTATCGCAATAATTAATGTTTCTTTTATACTATTAATCTTATCAACACAACTGATATTATATGGGTTATTATTAGATTCGTCTATATAGGAATTAGAATTATAATCTTTTATTTTAGATCCTACTTCTATAAGATATAAAGTTCTTTCACCATGATCCAATCCTATGCTATATTGTATATCATAAATAGATATCTCTTCTTTAGGATAGTATTCTGGAGGAGAATATAGTTCTCCTCTAGCTAAGATATATGTATTTTTTAAAAATACTCTAGCCAATAAATCACATGCTAATGTATTATTGTTATTATTGTTTCGTATTTTGTCCATTATAGAATAGATAATATCTTTAGTATTACGAGATATCAAGCTGGTTCTGCAAGTATCTGCTATAATAACAAAGTTATCATTATCATAACTATCGACAAGTTTTTTATTATCATTAATTTTAACTTCATCAAATCCAGCAAGATCAGAACCAAAGTATCTAATATTATGCAAATATTTTATATATTCAGAATTTCTAACTTTCTTAGTCTCTATTTTATACACATTATCCACATCATGATTACTAAGAGGATCTATTCTTATTACTTCAGTAAATCTTGTTGGTTCATATAGAATTCCAATAGGATCTTCTTTGCCGAAATAATCTTTATCATATGGAACACAATATATTCTAGGAATAAAACATGGAACATCTTCTTGTTTTATATGGCCATTTATAACTCTAAAAGCATTATCAAATATAAGATTATCTGGTATATGACTAGCTTTAGAATAATCTTCTACAGTCTTTGGAGATGACTCTTCAGTCATATTATAATCACCATTAAAATTTCTAGCTATTCTTCTATATGTAGGAGGATCTACAAAATATAAAACTTCTATATATCTTGATTTATATCCTCCAAATCCAGTATTTATTTCTTTAAAGAAAGTTTCAATACTTTCTGCATTTTTTATTTCTAGTTGATCGATGATTTCTTCTTTCTCTAAATCATCAATATCTTTATTAGTAAATAATCCCATTCTTTCATACCTCTATATCAGCTATTATTTATTATATAGAATATTAGAACAACTGATATTATCATAAACATAGTACCTATGATGCCAGAGAATATAGCAAAGTATTTCAGATTGCAATAATCAGAATCTAATTTTTGCATATTTTCTTCCAACTCATCAGTGATATTTTTCATCTTAAGTAATTCATTATTGGTGAGAGAGTCAGACTGTTTAAAAATATTAACAGCATTATTGGTAGAAGAGCTGAACCCATTTATTACTTTTTCAAATTCATCTAATTTTCTTTCGAAAGAATTCATTTTAAATTCTACTTGATTTATTTTTTCTATAGATTCGATGATCTCTAATTCATCAATCTCTTCAGGTTGAGAGTTTTTATTTGTAATCATTTTAATACCCCGAATATATAAAAGATAGAGATAGAGTTTGAGAAGTCTCTATCTTTTATACTCATTATAGGAGAACACAATATTCCCGCCAGAATTATACAAGGAATCAATCATCTCTTGAGATTCCATTTTTAAAATCACTATATCAGTATTAGATAGATCTAGTTCATTATTATGAGAGATAATAAGACATTGATCAAATCCAAGATCAATCATGATCTGTTCTATAAGAATAGAGAACTGAATACGATTCATATTATCTAAATTATCATCAACTTCATCTAGTTTGATAATATTATATTTATTAGAAGAGTTTCTTAAAAGTACGAAAGATATAAGCATAGAAATCATTGATAACTGACTATCACTCATTAATGAGATATCTTCCCTTACTCTACCTTCACTATCAGCACATGGAATATTAAATTCATTCTCATTAATGATAAAAGGTTGTAAAGTGAATCTTCCTCTAAATAATAGAGTTAGTAAAGCATTAGTCATATTTAGAATACTATTCATAAACACAGACATGTATACTGTTTGAATACCATGAATAGAAGTATATTTCTTGATCATTTGAATCTCATTATACTTAGCTCCATATTCTTGAGAATCTCTTGTATATTGCTCAAATAATACAATACGATACTTATTCTCTTCGATAGCTTTAGTTAATGCTGGAAGATCTGTATTTTGTAGAGCAGATAATTCAGCACCCCTTCTATTTAGCCTATCAGTTAATTCTTTAATAGCAACCGTATCTTTTTCCATAGAATCTATCTTAGAAGTTATAGATTGCAATTCTTCAGAAACTTCTTCAAATTTCTCTTTATTTATCTTAGCATATCGGATACTGTCTAGGACAGATTTAATCTCCAATTTAGAACTTCTAATCTTCTCAATTTCAGCGAGTACGCTTACTTTAGAATCACGGATAGTAGATAAATTCTTTAAATCAGTATCTATTTTTTCTTGCAAAATTCTTATTTCAGCATTTGCAGAAATTAATTTTTCTTTAGCACTTTCATAAGAATGAAGATCATCTTCTAATGCTGATACAATCGTAGAGATATTTTTAAACTCTTGATATTTATCTACGGATTCAAAATTCAATCTTATCCCATGTTCTATATTATGATATAGGGTATTAATAGAATCTAAAGATTCAGTTCCAGGGAATTTTCTGATAATCTTAGACATTGACTGGATATATTCTAATATAGATTTCATTTCATAAAGACACTGGGTCTTCATCATATTCTCTTCTGCTAAATTCTTTGCAGATTCAATAGCATCTAATGTAGAATTTATCTTTGTAGATAAAGAATATAGAGATTGTCTACTTTTAAGAAGATTTTTGGCTTCTACTATATCTTTAATGAAAGGACAATCAGATTTGTGATTACAATCATCTGGTAGTTTGTTGTAATCCTTGGATCTATTATTTAAGAATTCTACATCACGTTTTTCTGTTCTAAGATCCTCTAATTGTTTTTCTAATCCTGATAATATTTCAGTGTGATCTAAAATAACTTCATTCTTACCAGTTCTTAAAGAATTCATAGATTCTTTTCTTACTGTTTCGGAATAAGTTTGAAAAATAGTTTCTACAGTAGAATTGAATTTTTCTATTACAAGTTTTACTGTTTCGTAATCTTGCTCAGAAATATTCTTATAAGTTTCAAATAAAGAAAAGAATGGTTTATAAGATTCTAATTCTTTCTTAGTAGACTCTATCTTAGAATTAAGATCATCCATATGATCTTTATCATATAGAGAATCTAATTTAATCTGTAGCTCAGTAACATTGTTAGAAAGTTCTAATTCATTATCTAGAATTTCTTTAGCTCTAGATGAAAGCATTTCTTCATTAGCCTCATACCTAGCCATATCTTTCTCATATTGAATTAGTTTCTCTTCAGAATATTCTTCTACGTCTGGAAGTTCTCTTATCTCTTTCTCTAAGATTATCTTCCTCATAGAGAGATCTTTATAGTCATTAAGGAAGTTTCCACTAGTATCTAATCTAGATAACTCTGCCTTTATAGTTGCTATTTCACTAATAAGACCATTTTTCTTATTATCTAATTCTTTAAGGGCTAACGTATCTTTTTTAATAGCATCTTCTACTATAGCAACATTCCCAATTTGATTTAGTTTAGTTACATAAGAATCTATAATAGATTTAAGTACTGTAGATTTAGTACTGATCATCTTATGAATATTATTAAATACAGCTAGAGACGATATAATAGAGTTTACATATCTCTTTCTCTCAGATGGTTTTAAACCGCCTAATCCCTTTTTATTTGCTGATAATTGAGATAATGTAATAAAGTTATCATCTATCCCTAATATATCATATATAACTTCTTTAGCAGTAGTTATATTATTAGACGGATTTAAATTCTCAATACTCCCATCAGGATTTAGTCTGTTAAGATAGCATTTAGTTGGACGGCGAATACCATCTTTTACAATAGACTCGTATTTTATATTTAGTATCGTTTGAAAATCTGTTTCATAAGCTATTTCTTTGATAGCTGTTTTATCAGGTATAAAGTTTATAGAAGAATCTGCTAATGGTGTCAAGGCTTTAAATATAGTAGATTTACCAGTACCATTATCACCTTTTATTATTAGTACTTTATGAATGCATTTAGAAAAATCTATTTCTATATGATTCAATCCCATACCATTGTATATACCTATATAGTTTTCCAACCTAAGGCGTAATAATCTCATATATACACTCCTATTCTAGAAACCCAATTGTTAATTTTAATAAAAAGACTATAGCGGCAAAGGTAGTAATAAAAATACTTATTATTATACCTTTCAAGAATTTATCACTTTCTTCGGAATAATATACAAACCTGTATAGATATAAACTGATTTTTATTAAAGCATAGCATATTAGCAAAAGACATGTCCAACCTATAACATCGGATGTATATATGGGGTTTCCACTAGGACTAGAAGAATTAAGGACATTCGGTGTTAGTAAAAACGTGTCTGCATTCTGACCAGCAACAGACAATATCATCACCTTCTCTTTTAAAATAAAAACAGATTAGAGATAATATATAAGAATCCCATCATAAATAGATAGAAGAAGGTTAATATCATAAATAATATAAATGCTAAAGCTACCATCTTATATAAACTATTCTTTATTCTAGTACCTTTAAATTTATATAATAATACTATGAATATAGATGCTATCATAGAAAATACAGCATTATATATTAACACATTAGATGTGATATCATAAAAACTCATAAATATTTTTCCTTTCAAACATGGTTAATTAGAAGTCTTAACCTTACTAATGAATAAAAAAGATAGAGGCGTTAAGCCTCTACCTCTTTATCTTCTTTGAGCCATTCGTTTTCGAAGTTCTTAACGATAGCTGCAATTTTAACAATATTAGGAACGTTATTATTCCAATTATTAATATTGGTATCAGAAGTAAAGTTCATGATATCTTTAATACTCTTTGCCATGTTTTTAATATGTTGGACTTCTCTTTTCTTTAAAGTTGGAGACTCTGTTTCCATACAATTTCTATAGAGATAATTATCACATTCTTTATCTTCTGGAATCTCTTCGTCCGATTTAAGCTTGGATATCCCTCTATTCTCACATTCTTCATCTGATATATACTCATCCATAAATGGTACATAAGTACATTCCATAGTAAATAATAGTGGTAAAAGAATATTATCTAAATCAATAACTCCATAAAGATATTCTATATATTTAAATAATGCGGCACATTTGATAAGATGATCCATAAAGATTTGATTCTTATTATCTCTATAGAAGTCCTCTATTACTCCAAACATAGGAGTCGTATTTCTCCAGAACTCACTAAGTTGTTTGATATAAGGGAGTTCTTTAAATTTAACTCTTAAAGGTTTTCCATCTTTATCAAAAGCTATAGCTAAATGCTTGACAAGTCTATTGAATTCATCTTCTAATACAATAACTGTATTATCTGCTGGAGAATAGTCTGAGAAAGATATAAATGGGTTATATACCAAATGTTCTCTTTCGAACTCTATTCCAGATACGAAATAGTATCTTGTAGCTTCTACATTAAGCTGATTAAATTCATCTTTAGAATTCTTAAAATTAAACTCTGCGTAATCTAATTTATCTTGTCTCATAAGACAATCTTCTCTATTAATAATCTTATTACCAAATTTTGATTCTATGATAGTAAGAATAGATTCTCTAATAGCAGAATGTTTTTGAATATTATTAATAGAATTGATACGGTTCAATTCTGTTACAAATATATTTGCAAAAGAGAATGGATCCGTTGTTCTGATTGATTTATGCATAATTATATCTCCTTTTAAGCTTTACCTAAGAATATACCGTAATTTGGAAGGGCTACATAGAATGATTCAATATCTATATCTTTTCTTTCAATATCCTCATAAGAATCAATAATTATTCCATGTTTATTTTTATCACCAATCATATCATAAGTTTCATTAGTGAAAGTCAGCCCAAATTTTAATAAAGAATATTCATCTGGTAAGAAGTATAGTAACCATAATGGAATTAATAAGAATCTATCACCATTCTCACTCCTTCCAAATCTAAATCCTTTATCTTCTAAAAATATAAATTGAGAAATAGATTCTTTTATAATAACAGTTCCTTTTTCAGGATCTGAGAATGATTCATTGAATCTACTATTCAATTTTATAATATATTTAAAAAGATCATCTGTAAATTCTCCCATTTCAGAAATTACATTTTTTAATTCTGGATTTACATATTCCTTGGTGGTTACGGAATCTATAATACCAGAAATCATACAGCCTATTGCATGTGTCTGCATGGCATTTACTGACTCTATTAAAGTCGTTCCATCAATTATTTTTTTCATAATAAATCTCCTTTAATTTAAACAAAAGAATGTGAGTAGATCGCTATGATCTACTCACTATTATAGTATATAACTGTACGGCTATTTGTTCTTTCTGATTCTTACAGCAATTCGATTTGCAATCATTGCTCTATGTCTTCCTTTAATTTCTCTGGATGCTTTCCATCCAATAAAACAATTTAACTGAAGATGTTTGGTAATAGGTCTATCTGATTTCCATACAAATGGTTTATCAAATAACCATCTCCATCCCTTTTCATGACCACTATATTCTTTATACTTAGTAGAGTCATTATAAATCATCTTTCTATTATCTACCCAAGTACCAAGTAAATAGAATGCAAATCCATATCCACAATTTCTATTTAACCAACCTACACGGCAGAAATATCTTTTGATACGATCTTTAAGTGGCAATGGTTTAAGATTCTTCACATAATATCTTCTTCTACCATACTTATCTTCTCCACCCTTGTATTCTTTATTATACTTATCAAAGTCATATCTAAAGATTTTAGGAATTTGATTTAGGACGAAGTATTTATTATCAACACTATCATCCCAAGTTTGCCATAGATGCCATAAACCTTTTAGTTCGCCATCTTCATCTGCAAATAAGACTACAATCCAATTTGTAAGATAACACAAGATCATGCTAAGGATTTGTAATGGAAGAAAAATTAAAAATTTTACCATAATATTCCTTTCATAAAAATAACACTAATCCTCGTCAATATATCCGAGTATCTTAATGTCATCTTTACCCTTAGCCATTCTTTCTTCCTCTTCTGTAATCTTATAATAATTAGATGGATATATCCCATCCATAGTTCTTTTCCTTACAGAGCGATATCCACAAGGACAAGCATACTGTATATCCTCTTGTGATTTAAGAAGCTTATTAGGATAAGTACCTATCTCAGTTAGCCCATATAAGCGGTATTCTGATTGAAGCATTACTAAATTTCTACCGCATCTAGGGCATATTCCAAACTCATTAGTTGTTACTACTTCTTTCATATTATCATTTCTCCAATTCTATTATTGTATAATCTGCATTATACGTTTGTCACCTTTAGCAACTAAAATTGAATCAGAGAATTTTGAATCTTTCATAGATTTTAATTCACAAGTAAATGGTTTAGCAACTCCATTTACTACGATCTTTTTCAATCTAAGGTCAGATACATTTCTTACATTATGAATTTTCATTTGTTGTTCTAATTGAGCTCTGGAATAAACCCAATATCTCATGTAATAACTTTCATCAGCCATTATTATTTATCCTCCCTTCAGCTACAGTGGTATTTAAATAATTTGCCAAATCTTTTAAAGATGTAAATGCAGGAACGTGATTATCTTTAAGCATTTTTAAAACGGCATCTACTGATTTTATTTGTGGAATAGTAAATTCATGTCTGCCATTTCCATCCTCATATAAGAAGCATACGATTGTCTTAAGAGGACGTTTATTCATATCATCAATCATTTCAGCAATGGAATAAAAACCAGTCATCATAGGAGTGATGCAATATAGGACAAAATCATCATTGTTTCTATGATAGATTTCTTCTTGTTGGGCTTCTTCATTCCAATCATCTACAACTGGATTAAATGGTTTGAATTTGCTGCTTAGCATAGGGATAAGTTTATCTCTCCAATCAGAACCATTGCATGTTCCTCCTAAGAAAATAGTAATTTTATCTATAATTACATTTTCTGTTTCTTCAATAGGGAATCTATTTGGAGCTGGAATTGGTCTAGCGGAAACTGGACTGATTGAAGGAATATCGGATTTTATAAAAAGCATTTTCTTATCCTCCTTATTTTTAGTGCTTACTCATAGTGTCATAAGTAAAAAAATATCGAGGATAACGACTAGCGCTATCCTCGAAATATATTATTTATGGAAATCCTTAAGTTGTAATTCTGGAACTGAATAATCTGGTTCTTGGAAAATTTTCTTATTGAATTCAACAACTTCTTTTAGAGGATTTTCCTTTTTGAATTCTTTATATTGTTTTTCTAATCCTTTTCTCCAAGTATTAGGTTCCTTAGATTTAGGGTCTTCTCTAAAATATCCATTAGGCTGCATATGAATCAATGGCACAATCATTGAAGTAGCACCAGGATCTGTAGGAGATGATGCAGACATGTCTACTATACCAATATTGGAAGTATGGCAATATCTGTATACATCTGGAATTGCATTATTACCAGACTCACCAATGCCTTGAGGTCCTTTATAGGTATATTTCAAAGCAAGATATGAATCATTATCTGTAGTGATATCTCTAAAGTTAACAAGATTACAATTTGTAATCTCATTAATCAAGAACATAGGATCTGTATTAAGACGTTTCTTAACAGATTTGATATCTACCTTTTCACCCATATCGGATAATGCATAGATTGCTTTAGAAAGTCTTGGTGCATAAAGAGATGCAATGTATTCTTCACATCTCAACCTCTTAATAGAAATATCTAGATTATCTTTTGCTAATAGAGCATTGTATTCATACATTACCCATCTTAAAATAGCAAAGATAGTATTCTTATCTTCTTCTGGAAGTCTGATCTTTTCTACAGTAGTTTTATCATAGATTAATTTAAGAGAAGTCAATACTGAGATACCCTTATTTCTAGGAGTGCTTAGATTGAACTTTCTTCCTAAAGAATCCAACCAGAATTCTCTTGAGAATATAAATGGAATAGTTGCAAACTTTCTTGGGAATTCATTACATAGTTCTACCATTACATGCTGTAATGCTGGATTAGTATGTAAAATAGATTTAGGACAGCTTACAAAGATTTGACTAGTCTTTTTAGGTAAGAATGTATACCAATTAGGATCATCTGGATCGGTATCTGTAATTCTAACAAATTGATCTAATCCTAAGAATTGCAAGCCTCTAATCAATCCCATTTCAGCAAAGATATATTTTACCATAGGAACAGATTTCTTGAAGATATCTGCATCATATGTTACAGCATATACTTTGTTCTCTCTTACATCACTCAATTCATTCATGTGTCTGTATACACGAATTGGTTGGAATGCTGATTTTACTGTAACCATATCATATTTATGGTTGGATGTTCTATTGTTGTATGTAAATGCATCAACGATTTGATACATTGCAGATCTTACATTACCATTGATCTTAAAGTAGAACTTTTCTATTACTTTAGGAACTGCAATGATAATATCAAACATCTCTCTACCATCAGCTGCTTCAATATAGTAAGTTACGATTAGTAGTCTTAAGTCAGACTCTTTTAAATCTATGAAATCGTAACGATTGTCTGTAGAAGCTTTCATCTTAGAAGATTTGCTAATAGCATTTGCTTGATATTGTTGTAAGATATCAATAATTTGTTTATAATCATCTACAACAGTGAAGTTATGAACCTTAATAGTGAAATACCCATTAACACCCATTTCACGTTCAGTAGACTTTATTATATTCTGTAAGTAGTAGATGATTAGATCATCCGATCTACCAAATAATTCTGTATTGAATTTCTCTCTATACTTATTTGCATAATTATAGATAAATTCTCTTTGATTCATCTTCTCCTCCTGCTAATCAATGGTATCATTTATACAGGTTGTGAGTTTTTCTCCAATTGGATTAGGAGCATTCTTCTTATCTTCAAATGTAACAGAAGCTCTAATATCAAAGATATCGCAGAATCTTTTTAGTTTGAAGAAAGTAATACTATGACCAGCTAAACCACGAAGGTCATTAGAATAATCAGAACCAAATCTAGGTTTGTAGTTTTCAATATCTATAGATTTCTTAGCAATAGCTTGTTTAAACAAAGCCATTTCTGGAGTATCTTCTTCTTTAACGATAGGAGTATAGATATTGTTTGCAGAGATTAGAATAGTACGTTCTTGTTGTTCTAATTTAGCTTGCTTTTCTATAGCATCTCTAAGATTTTCTACATTTTCAAAATCGATGATATTCTTAGCATCGTATTCTTCATGATTAATATCTTCTGGATTAGAATATACTAAAACAGGACCAGCATCGTAAACATTAACCATATCTCTAGTAAATTTTGTATTTACAGGATATACTGTATTCCCAGATACAACAGCTGTATCTTCAGCAAGATCTTTAGAGATTTGTGGATTCAAAATAGATCTTCTTATAAAATCATCTTGCTCCATTACATCTAAGATTCTTTTACCTATCTTCATTTTTTTCATAGTACTAACATCCCATCTGAAAAAATTATATCAAAAGTTGTAATAGACGGATACTGGTTGAGAGGAATAACCTCTCAACCAATTCCATTCATTTATTATATATTATTTTTGATATGATAGATTAAAGATTCTGGAATAACAATTTGTCTTCCATCTTCACATGTAAAAATATGATCTTCATCTACTAGACGATGATTAGGGATATTGTTAATAAAGTTTCTTACAGCTTCTTTTTTATCATCTTCATCGTCTGCTTGAGCCATAGCTTTCATCAAACCAATGACAGCAGCTTTCTTAGCTTCAGCATCTTCTTCATCAGTAGGAACCAAAGATACATATACAGGAGTCACTCTATCACTGTTTCTATGTTTGAATAGATAGGATCTAAGAGTAGTAAAAGGACTTTGAACTTCTTGTTCATCATTATGATTACAAGTACATTCAGCTGGCTCAATATCTTCTAATTCAGCTTCAGAAATAGCAGCAACAGGAATTGGTGGTTCGAATTGAGGAATGAAATTCGACTCAGCTTCATAACCATCATCAACAGATGCCACAGCTGCTTTATCAACGATTTCTCTAGCAACAGCTTTGATTAACATTTGTTTTTCTTGTTCTGTTTCTAAATGGAGAACTGTATGGGTTACTTTCATAATAAATCTCCTTCTTTTCTTCTTCTCAAATATTATTTATTTGAATTAAGCACGTTCAGGAAGTTCTTGGTTAGCTGCAACACCAGAGTCATCTTTTACATGTTGTTTCAAGTGTTCAGATGGTTCGATACCGATGTATACATTGTTACCAGCAATTTCACCAGTCATAGTGAATAAGTTAGTGAATTCCAATACAGGATCGATAGATACGTTGGAACGCATATAATCAAAGATTACATCTAAGATTGTGCAGAACAATTCTTGAGCAGAGCCTTCACAGATATTACCATTATCATCTTTAGGCATGAATTTGAATACCAAACCATATTCATCATGACCATGATCAGCAATTACTGCATAAGCTGCTTGGGATTCTGGGAATGTATACACTTTCCATTTAGCATCAATATCTTCTTCATTGAAAGTATAATTCAAAGTCCAAGAACCTTCATCAGCACCTTCTTCTTCTTGTTTATGGAATTGAACGTATGCTGCGAAATGGAATTTATCGTTTGCATCTTTGAATACCAAAGCTACTGGAGTATCTTTAGATTTGTTTTTACCCAAGAAGATAGCTGCACCTTCGAACAATGTTTTGATACAAGCTTCGGATACAAAGTCGTTCCAGCCATAATCACGGGAAGTGAAAGTTTTCATAATTTGCATTGGGATGCTGGATTCAAGATAGTTCTTCATTTAAGAGTCCTCCTAAAAATTATAATAAAAGATCTTTTATATAATCAACCCCGTCGGGATGATATCATAATTATAGTGTATAACCAATTTAAAGGTTACGAATTAGTCATACACTATATCAATTTTAATTACTTTCCATAATTGACCTTAAGAAACTGATCTGCTTCATCAGGTGTCATAATAAATGGATAGTAATTTTTAAAGCTTTGAAGATTTGTATAATTAATACCGCCTTCAATAGTAAGACCAGAAGATTTCTTATAGTTCTTTTCTTTAGCTTTAAATGCTTTTGTTACATTACCAGATTCGAATCCAATATATGGTACTACCAATATAGCAGTTGATCCGGTTACACCAGCATCTTCTCTAGCATCAAAACCAGCTTCATTAAATCTATTAGCTAAACCATGGTCTCTTAATCCAGAGAATCTTACTTGTGCTTTATTATCTTCTTCACCAACAACTGTACGTTCGATATTGAAGTTATTGAAGATGAACTCTATATCTGGTCTAAACAATTCTATTTCATTTCTAATAGTTTCTACTGTTTTAGTACCAATACCTTTAGCAGCAGATATATTATTTAAAACTTTATCGGTATTTAGTAATAACTCTTCCAAAGTTACATTCTTCAATATGATCTTCCAAGTTTCAGATGCTATAGAAGTAAATCCAATAGATCCTAAGATTCTATAATCTGGGAACTTGGTTGTTCTCATATCTTCTAATCTTTGTAAGAATTTAATACCATTAGCTTCTCCGAGTTTATCTATGACTACTTCTTTAGGAAGTTGGTATAATTCTCTTAACCATTTTACACCTAAAGCTCTGATAGATTCACTAGAGAAATCTTTTATATTAAGTTTCTTAAATAGATTAGTTAATCTTCCTATAACCTTTTCAGGACAGAAGAAGTTAGGACAAATAGCACTATTACCAGAATCTGTGATTATTAGATCAGATCCACAACAAGGACACTTCGTTGGGAATTCTTCTAATGGGTTAGGATTTGTATCATTTGCTCTATCATCTGCTTTTGTAATATATACAATTACATCATTTACAAGAGTAAGATTTACTTTGTCACCACATCTCAATCCAAGATCTAAGAATCTCTTTAAAGAATGAGCAGTAGTCTTATCATGAATAGCACCGAAGAATTCCACTGGTCTAAAGTGAGCCATTGGGACTACTCTACCATCTTGACCTACGGAATAGGTGTAGTGAGTAAATGTCGATACTCTTCTTAATGGATTAAATTTTATAGCTATTGCATATCTAGGAACTGCTCCTCTTTTTCCTAATCTTTGACGAATAGATTCATCAGCATATTCTATAACTACACCATCATATTGGAAACCCATATAATCTCTTAGTTCATTGGCATTCTTTACAAATTGACTAACCATGAATAATACTTGAGTATAGTCTCCTTCTATTACTTCATGACGCATAGAGATATTCTTAGTATAGTATCTATTTAAGAAATCTAATTCAGCCAATCTATCTATATTCAAAGAAGATTCTAATGGGATAGGAGTTAGATAGTCTCTATACATTCTAGCATCTAATCCGCCTAATAAACCTATTACACCATTTCTAGGATTTGCATATGTTTTTCCAAAGTCTTGAGCAATACGTTTTAGATTATTTTCAGTAACGATATATTCAAATTTAATACCGAATACTTCTGATTCATCTACAATACCTTTAGCTCTAGGAAATTCCATTCCTCCTAAAATTGGAGTTAGATCAGATGCCTCATTATTAGAAGTATCGCCTCTAGTACATGCAAATACTATCTTATGACCAGCAACCTCTTCCTCTACAGATACACCATCATATTTAAGAGATGCTATAAGTTTAATATGACCTGGATTGATAATCCCTTGTTCTACATGAGCTCCTAGGAAGTCTCTTTCAAATATTTGAACTGTTCTATCATCTAGAACTCCATCAGTTAATGCATCAGCTTTAAGAGTATACTTACACTTATCAAGCGTGCCACACATATTGTAGTTACTAGAAACATTTCTAGACTTCTTTTTAACCAAAGTATCATCATGATGAACTATAAAGTCCTCTTCTATCGGAAGAGTATAGTTTCTAGTAAGAGGATGGAAATACATCATCTTATCTTTGTTTGGTATAACTCTTACTACTTCTTTAGGACCTTTATCTCCAGTTTCTAAAAGATCATAATTCTGTTTAGCAACCGGTTCTACATTAAATACTATAGGAGGAGCTCCTACAGGATATTGAAGTCCTTGTACTTTACAAAGTACTATTAATGCATCATAGATAGGATCATCTAATGGTAATGTGATATTAGCTCCATTATTATATAAAGCATTGGATATTTGAATGATAAGCATGATATCATCATAATCTGATTGCTCTATCTTTTGTTTATTTATACATTCCATAGATTTATCTATCATGATTTGTCTTATATTATCTGGAACAATAGGATTTCCAGTAAGTATTTGATTATAAATATTTACTAAATCTGAATTCATATACATTCCTCCTTTCTTTCAAAATAAAATGTAGTAGAGAACTTAATCTCTACTACATTATTATTGTATATTGTTATTTAGTCTTTTAAACCAAGTCTTCTAAGCTTTTCATCATACTCTCTATTACGAACATTTTCTTCATAGAGACCAGGAATGATTCTAATGACTTCTTTAGTTTCTCTTGATTCAGGTTTTTGTTTA